CGCATACGGTCAGACCACTTTCACAAAGCCATCATTACAGACCGCTTCTGTAGTTGATATTGGTGCTTTTGCATATGTAACTAATCAGCTCATCACCAACGAAGCTGCTTTTGCTGCATACATCAATTCTAAGATGCAGTACAAGTTACAGTTTAACGTTGAGAATCAGATGATTAACGGTACTTTAAGCACCCAGTTAGGCGGTATCTTGAAGACCGGCAATCACACTGATCATACTGCAGCTATTAGAACTGATTTACCATCATCCGGCGCAACTCTGTTTGACCTTGCCCTCTTAATTAAGGCTGACTTCGAGAAGTTATTCATTAAGCCTGAATACTTCTTATTCAATCCAGCTGACTGGACCAAGTTATGCTTATTAAAAGACAACAAGGGCAACTACCTTTTAGGTGGTCCTCAGTCTTTAGCAACCAAGTCACTGTGGGGCGTTCCTGTAATTACCAACTCATTAATTCCAACCGGTAAGTATGTGTTAGGTAACTTCCGTCAGGCAGCAACTGTATACGACCGTCAGGCTCTGCAGTTCAGAATTTCTGATCAGGATGGCGACAACTTCAAGAGCAATATGTACACCTTACGAGTCAATCGCCGTTTAGGATTTGCTGTTGAAATGCCAGAGCTTATCCTTGCAGGTGATTTTGCTCTGACCGAGTAATATTCTTCATATAACTACTCCTTGTTGAGGGCATTTTTTATGCCCTCTTTTTTATTGGATCTAAACAAAATGCCTTATGTTCCATCAATACCACTTGCACCTGTAACGCTTGACGAAGTTAAAGCTCATTTAAGAATTGATTTTGATTTCGAAGACGGACTTATTGAGCAGTATATTCTTGCAGCTACACAGATTGCTGAACAGGCTCTGAATCGAGAAATTTTGTTTAGATCTGATGATATGGCTTTAGCACGCTCAATCGAAGAGGTGCCACCAACAGTTAAACAGTTCATCCTTTGTGAAGTTGGCGATATGTACGCACATAGAGAGTTGAACGAGCAGGGCACTTATAACGTTTTTCATAAGCACCTGCTTGATCCATATGTAATGTACAACCGACCTGTTGAGGAGAAATTATGAGCATATCAACTCCCACAGCCGGAGAACTCAACAAGCGTATAACTCTGATTACACGCCACGAAGACCCTACCACACTGGGCACAGCTCAGGCTACAGACACAGTTATTGCTTTGGTATGGGCAAAGATTGAGCCTACAGGTTCATATCACTTTGATGGTGTTCAGACCGAAGAGCGCGCTACTCATCGTTTATGGGTGAGAACAAGAAAGGGCGTTATTGATGATGTGACCATCGGCCACGGAGTCTATATCGTCTACGGTCAGCGTATGTTAAGGCCCGTCAGAGTGACTGACGCAAACGGTCAGGGCAAGTTCACGGTCATTGAGGCTGTTGAGCTTGGAGACTATGACACAGTATCTTCGTCAGGCATTGTGGAGCTTGAAGATGATTTCGGTTAAGTGGGATAAGAAAAACATCTTCAGATTAGAAGAGCTTGACCGAAAACCACTGATTCAAGCCTTAAGAAAAGGTGCTCAGCTCATTGCCAGAAAGTCACGTAAAGACTTAAGCAGAAAACACAAGTCTTCACCTGGCGAAATTCCGGGAATGCAGACAGGCGACCTGCGTAAAGCTGTTAAAACCGAGAGTGCAAAACGTGCCCCGGGGTTATGGTCTGCGGTTGTGTTCAACAAGCCTAACGCTGAAAAGATGTTCTATCCTGCACCTCTGTTTTATGGGCGTAAAAAGGGCGACCTTATCAAGAGAGTTAACCCTTTAGACCTTGAAGCAGACAAGAACGAAAAGCAGATTCAGGAGCTCATCAGTAAAGCTCTTGATGAGGAGCGACTATGAAGACCCTACCCATAATTAAACAGTTAAAAGACAGATGTCCGGTGTTTAAAGGGCGAGTCTTTGGTCTTAAGGAATGGATTGACCTTAAACTCAAGCCTGACTTGAACCCTGCAGGACTTCCAGCCTGCTGGGTGGTATGCACTCAGGAGAGCGCGTCAGAGCAGACATCTGCTGTATCTTACATGCAGACAGTGAGCGTCACATTCGATGTATTCGTTGCGGTAAGCAAGGTCGATTCTCACGGCCAGCTGGGTGCAGATGCACTTGATGATGTAGCTACAGTGGTGAGAAAGGCCCTTATGGGCTTTGCTCCGGTTCCGGATGACCAGTTCAGCGCTATGTCATATCAGGGTTTCACGTTCCTACAGCCTGTAGGTCCATGGGCAATGATTGATATGCAGTTCAGCTCATCTTACGAGTTACGTCAGGATTCCTCACACATTCAGACTGTCATTGATGAGATGCCTGAGTTTGAAAGAGCGAAGCTTGATGTTGACTTTATTAAAGGTGATAAGCCTGACGGCATTATTGAGCATTCGACAAGATTTGATGTTAACTAACTTTTTGATTTTCTTATTATTTTAGGAGATAAAAATGCCTGTTTCTTTTTCTAACATTCCAGGCAACGTGCGTGTTCCTCTGTTTTATGCAGAGGTTGACAACAGCATGGCTAACACTGCAACCGCCACATACAAGTCTTTACTTGTAGGCCAGAAGACTTCTGACGGTACTGCAAAGAACGGTGTGCCTGTCTTCGTGTCTTCAGTTGCTAAGGCAAGAACCCTGTTTGGTCGTGGTTCAGAGCTTGCTCTGGCTGTGGAAGCTTACAAGGCTGTAGATACCTCAGGTGAGCTGTGGGTTTTACCTGCAGAGGTAACCGGCAACAAGGCCACCGCTGAAGTGACCGTTAACGGCTTAGCTTTAGGTTCTGGTGCCGTCTCATTCTACGTGGGAAGTTCACGCGTTCAGGTATCTGTTGCTCAGGGCTCTAAAGCTAACGCAGTAGCGATTGACTTAGCTGCCGCAATCAATGCTAAGTCTGATCTGCCTGTAGTTGCTGAGGTTAAGGCTTCAGATGCAGAAGAGGAAGACGAGACTACCGCTGTTGTGGTTGTTACCGCAAAAGAGGCAGGTGTCTACGGTAACGACATTCAGCTTTCAGTTAACTACTTAGGCTCATTAAATGGCGAAGAGTCTGTTTCCGGTATTGACGTTATTCCTGGTATTATGAACGACGGCACCGGCATTATCGACTATGCAGAGGCTTTAAAGGTTGTTGCTGCAGAGGCTTATCAGTTCATCGGTATTGCCGATGCTGATACAACCTCTCTTGATGCCGTAAAAGTTGATATGAACGATACTTCAGGTCGCTGGTCATATGCAAGAATGCAGTTTGGTCATGTGTTCACTGCCAAGCGCGGTGATGCAGAGACCCTTATGACCTTTGGTAACTCACGCAACGACCAGCATGTATCTATCTTCGGCGTTGAGCCAAAGAATCCAAATCCAGCTTGGCTGATTGCTGCCTCTGCATTAGGAAGAGCTGCAGTCTTCTACAAGAATGATCCAGCTCGCCCATTACAGACCGGTGTGCTTGTGGGTCTGACTGTACCAAACGTTCAGGATAGATTCGATTTCAACGAGCGTCAGGGCTTACTTTCTAACGGTATTGCAACTCTGTGCGTAGGTGCTTCAGATGTTATGATTGAGCGTGCTATTACTACATATCAGCGTAACTCTTTCGGTGACCCTGACAACTCATATCTTGACAGCACAACCTTGTACACTCTGGCATACATCATTAGCGCCTTAAAGACTGCTATTACATCAAAGTACGCACGTCACAAGCTTGCTAATGACGGCACACGCTTTGGTCCAGGTCAGGCGATTGTAACTCCTAAGGTTATTCGTTCAGAGCTGATTGCCCAGTATGCAAAGCTTGAAGATAAGGGTCTTGTTGAGAACTCAGAGCTCTTTGCCAAGTACCTGATTGTAGAGCGCAATGTTGACGACGTAAACCGCATTGATGTATTGCTGCCTCCTGATGTGGTCAACCAGTTACGCATCTTTGCAATGCAGGTACAGTTCAGATTACAGTTTGACGAGGAATAAAACATGAATAGAAGTGCAGGCGTATGCTACATCAAGGTAGACGGCGAACAGCTGTATGTAGAGGGCTCTGTTGAGTTCCCTTTACTTGACGTAACCCGTGAAACCTTAATTTCAACCACTGGTGTTGTTGGATTCAAGGAAACTCCTGTAGTCCCATATATCAGCGCATCAGTTTATCTTCAGGACTTACCATTTGAGAAGTTACAGAAGGCTACTGATATGACAATTACTGCAGAATGTGCAAACGGCAGAGTATACACTCTGCAGGGCGCTACCCTTGCCGGTGAGGTT